ACTACCTGCAAGCCGTGACCGCGATGACCACCGCGAAGCTTTATGAGAACTATCGCGGCGTGGATGCGAGCGCTAAAGGGGATAAAAAAGCCGACAGCATCGAGAGCACCATTGATGAGATGTGGCGGGATATGCGCTGGGCGGTGTCGCGTCTCCAGGATAAATCCCGCTGCATCATCGGGCAAATCTGATGAAGGTTTTTGCGCTCCAGGGCGACACGCTCGACGCACTGTGTGCACGCCATTACCGGCGCACTGAGGGTGTGGTTGAAGCGGTGCTGCTTGCCAACCCAGGTCTTGCAGAACTCGGTGAGGTGCTGCCGCACGGCACCGCGGTTGAACTGCCGGATGTCGATTCCTCACCGGTCACGGAGACCCTGAATTTATGGGACTGACAATGGAAAAAATCACCACGTTTGTCACTTACTGGCTGTCGGTGGCGCTGGCGTATTTCGGTACGCAGACGCCAGAAAAGCTGGCGCTGTATGTCGGCGGAGGCTGCGCGATTTTCACCGCGCTGGTGAATTTCTGGTATCGCCGCCAGACCTTCCGCTATCTGCGCGCAATGGGGCTGAATGAGGAGGTGGTGCGTGGCATCAATCGTTAAACGTTGCAGTGTCGCGGCAGTGCTGGCGCTTGCCGTTCTGCTGCCGGATTTCTCTTTACTGAAAACCTCACCCGACGGGCTGGCACTGATTGCCGACCTCGAAGGGTGTCGCCTGAAACCGTACCAGTGCAGCGCTGGTGTCTGGACGTCAGGCATCGGTCACACCGCAGGCGTTACGCCAAAAGGCGATATTACCGAGCGACAGGCCGCGCAGAACCTGGTCAGCGACGTGCTGAATGTCGAGCGCCGCCTCGCCGTCTGTGTGCCGGTCGATATGCCGCAGCCGGTGTATGACGCAGTGGTGAGTTTTGCTTTTAACATCGGCACCGGCGCGGCCTGCCGCTCGACGCTGGTTTCGTTTATCAAACGCCAGCAATGGGCGCAGGCGTGCAACCAGTTCCCGCGCTGGGTGTATGTCAACGGGAAGAAAAATACCGGACTGGAAAACCGCCGCGCACGTGAGCGGGCTTACTGTCTCAGGGGGATGGAATGAAAACAGTGATGATTTTGCTGTTGCTGGCCGTCGCCGGTCTGATGTGGATGAAGTGCGAAAACAACACGCTGACCCGCTCGTTTGAAAAGGCAAACCGTGTCGCCGGTGAGCAGAAAACCCAGATAACCATGCTGCGCAATCAGCTCGATGTTGCTGCAAAACTCAGGCAGCGGAATGAACAGGCGCAGGTCGATTTACGCAACCGGCTCGCCACCGCAAACCGGCTTGCGGCGAACCGTGGCAACACCGTGACGAGGTTACTTAATGAAAATAAAGCACTGCGTGACTGGTATGAGTCTGATTTGCCTGATGACATTATCCGGCTGCACACCCGCCCCGCCTTCACCACCACCGCTGATTATTTACAGTGGCTGTCCGAAAGTGGCGCGGTGTCCGATACCGGCAAGCAGCCCGCACACTAATGGTGATTTAAGCGCGGACATTCGCCAGCTTGAGGCGGCACTGGTCAGCTGTGCCGCCCAGACTGAAACTATCAAACATTGCCAGGAGAAACTCGATGCTCAAGCCCGTCAGTTTACGCAAAGCCCTTTGTGACGCGGCACCGGTGCTGCGCAATAACCCGGATATGCTGCGCATTTTTATCGACAGCGGGAAAATTGCCTCAACCCTTGCAACCTCGCTGTCGTTTGAAAATCAGTACACGCTGAATGTCGTGGTCACCGATTATCACGGGGATCTGGATTACCTCATCGTGCCGGTCAACGCCTGGCTGCGGGAAAATCAGCCCGACATCATGACCACCGATGAGGGGAAAAAAAGAGGCTTCACCTATATCGCCGATATTAACGACGACGAAAGTGTCGATGTGAGTATCAGCCTGATGCTGACCGAGCGCACGCTGGTTAAACAGGAAGGTGAAGCGCTGCACGTGAAGCACGTCCCTGAGCCACCCCTGCCGGAGAACGTCGCACGACCAACGGAACTCTACGCTCACGGAGAGCTGGTGAGTCAGTGGCATGAATGAGTTCAAACCCTTTGAGGATAAGCTCGCCGGGCTGATTGCCAGCCAGTCACCGGCTGCGCGCCGCCGGATGGCTTCAGACATGGCAAAGCGGCTGCGAGCCTTGCAGCAAAAGCGAATTAAAAATCAGCAGGCACCGGACGGCACGCCTTATGCCGCCCGAAAACGTCAGTCTGTGAAAAGTAAAAAAGGCCGTGTTAAACGTGCGATGTTTGCAAAGCTGCGCACCAACCGGTACATGAAAGCGAAAGGCACCAATGATGCGGCGGTGGTCGAGTTTGCCGGTAAAGTACAGCGCATGGCGCGCGTGCACCAGGAGGGATTGCGGGATAAGCCAAACCGCTACAGCGAGGCCGTGCAATATGAGGCGCGCCCGTTGCTGGGGTTCAGCCTGGAAGAGAAAAACCTCGTTGAGGAGATCGTTGTCAGTCACCTTTCACAATAGCCTGTTGTGTCGCCCCCCATAAAACGCTACTGCGTTGCCGCCTGAGCCTCCGGGCGGCATCCTTTCCCCATGAATACTCTCTCATCTGTCCAGGAACTTGCGCGCCAACTGCGCAACCTTATCCGCATCGGTGTCGTGACGAAAGTCGACACTGCACAGGCATTATGCCGTGTGGAAACCGGCGGCATCACAACCGACTGGCTTCACTGGCTGACGTCCCGCGCCGGTCGTTCGCGCACATGGTGGGCACCGTCTGTCGGTGAGCAGGTGTTAGTGCTGGCGATAGGCGGCGAGCTGGATACCGCTTTTGTACTGCCTGGCATTTATTCCGGTGACCACCCCGCACCGTCAGCCTCCGCCGATGCGCTGCACATTTCTTTCCCTGATGGTGCCGTTATCGAGTACGAGCCGGATACCGGTTCGCTGACCGTGAGTGGGATTAAAACCGCTGATGTCACCGCGTCCGAGTCCATCACCGCCACCGTGCCGCTGGTGCTGGTCAAAGCCGAGACCCGCATCACCCTCGATACGCCGGAAGTGGTCTGCACCAACAAGCTGACCACCGGCACGCTTGAAGTCAAAAAAGGCGGCAAGATGAGCGGCAACATCGAGCACAGCGACGGTACGTTTAAATCCAACGGCGTGCAGGTGGATAAGCATAAGCATGGCGGCGTTGAGCGCGGCGGAAGTCTGACGGAGGGCACACAATGACGGCTCGTTATCTCGGCATGGATCGTGCCACCGGTCTGAGTTTGTCCGATTCCGGACATATCAGTCAGAGCGTGCGCGACATTCTGATCACCCCCATCGGCTCGCGTGTCATGCGCCGCGATTACGGCTCGCTGCTCTCGGCACTGATTGACCAGCCTGATAACCCCGCATTACGCCTGCAAATTATGTCGGCCTGCTACATGGCAATTCTTAAATGGGAGCCGCGTATCCGGCTGACGGCCATCACCTTTGAGAGCACCACCGCAGGCGCGTTATTCGTCGATATCACCGGCACGCGTACCGGCACCGGCGGCGCGCCTTTTTCCTTAACCATTCCCCTGAGCTGAGATTATGGCAACCATTGACCTGAGCCAGTTACCGCCCCCGGACGTGGTCGAGGTACTGGACTATGAAACCCTGCTGGCTGAGCGTAAAGCGACGCTGATTTCCCTGTATCCGGAGGAGGAGCAGGAAGCCATCGCGCGCACGCTTGCGCTTGAGTCTGACCCCATCGTCAAACTGCTGGAGGAGAACGCGTATCGTGAGCTGATACTGCGCCAGCGGGTTAACGAGTCGGCGCTGGCGGTGATGCTGGCATTTTCCAGGGCAAACGACCTCGATGTGCTCGGCGCAAACAATAACGTCACGCGCCTTGTCATTACACCCGCCGATGACACTGCCATCCCACCGGTGGCGGCGGTGATGGAATCTGACAGTGATTTCCGTCTGCGTATTCAGCAGTCCTTTGAAGGGTTAAGCGTGGCGGGGCCGGTCGGGGCGTATCAGTTTCATGGACGCAGTGCCGACGGGCGGGTCGCGGATGTGTCGGTGATCAGCCCGTCACCGGCGTGCGTGACGATTTCGGTGCTCTCGCGTGAAGGGAACGGCACCGCCAGTGATGAACTGGTGAACATTGTCAGCCTTGCCCTGAATGATGAGAACGTGCGCCCGGTGGCTGACCGTGTGACGGTGCAGTCGGCGGTCATTGTCGACTATGAAATTGACGCGACACTTTACCTTTACCCTGGACCCGAACTGGAGCCGGTGAGGCAGGCTGCCGAGGCCAAACTGAAAGCCTACATCAGCGCGCAGCACCGCCTCGGCCGTGATATTCGCAAGTCGGCCATTTATGCCGCTTTACATGTTGAAGGTGTGCAGCGCGTCGAGCTGGCTAAACCGCTGGCCGACATCGTGCTCGATGACACTCAGGCTTCGTACTGTGCGGATTACCAAATCGTTATCGGGGGCGCTGATGAATAACGTCCGGCTGCTGCCGGTTGGCTCCTCTGAGCTTGAGCTGGCCGCCGCAAAAGCCTGTGCCGAACTGACGCGCGTCCCGGTGCCGCTGCGCCAGCTCTGGAACCCGCTGGAATGCCCCGCACCGCTGCTGCCGTATCTGGCGTGGGCGTTTTCGGTTGACCGCTGGGATGAGAACTGGACGGAAGAAGCCAAACGCAACGTGATCCAGACCGCCAAATACATTCACAAACACAAAGGCACCATCGGCGCTATCCGGCGCGTGGTGGAGCCGCTCGGCTATCTGATTAATGTCACCGAGTGGTGGCAGATCAACGAAGCACCCGGCACGTTTCGTCTTGATATTGGCGTGCTGGAAAGCGGCATTACCGAGGAAATGTACCTCGAAATGGAGCGCCTGATTGCTGATGCAAAAGCCGCCAGCCGTCACCTGACTGGCCTGAATATTACCCAGGATGTCAGGGGCGAATTTTACGTCGGTGGCCTGAGCTATGACGGCGACATTATTACCGTGTACCCCGGATAAAAGAGGCAATTATGACCGTGAAATATAAAACACTGCTTACCACCGCAGGGGCGGCAAAACTGGCTGCTGCCTCCGCAGGCGGCACACTGATTTCCCTCACGCACATGGCTGTCGGTGACGGGGGCGGCACGCTACCGGAGCCGGATGTCAGCCAGACAACCCTCATCCGTGAAAAATGGCGTGCAGAGCTGAATAAAATCAGCATCGATGTCAATCACGATAATTACGTGGTGGCCGAGCTGGTTATTCCGCCGGAACGGGGCGGATTCTGGATGCGGGAAATGGGTTTGTTTGATGCTGACGGCACTCTTATCGCTGTCGCCAATATGGCCGAGAGCTACAAGCCGAAACTGGCCGAGGGGTCAGGCCGCGCGCAAACCTTGCGTATGGTGATTATGGTCAGTGCCATTGAGTCGGTTGATCTGACCATCGACACCACCACGGTGATGGCGACCCAGGACTACGTTGATAATCAACTCGCGGAACATGAACGCTCGCGCCGACATCCCGATGCCACGCTGGAAGTGAAGGGTTTTACCCAACTGAGCAGCGCGACCGACAATGACAGCGAGGTGCTGGCCGCCACGCCGAAAGCGGTGAAAGCCGCATTTGATATGGGCGATAAGGCGAACAAAAATGCCGACAGCCGCCTGCTCAAAGAAAACAACCTGTCGGATGTGTCTGATGCTGGTCAGGCTCGCCAGCATCTCGGGTTGAAAGGTGCCGCAGTGCTGGACACCGGCACCGGAGCCGGAACGGTCGCTGCCGGTGATGACGAGCGTATCGTTAACGCCCTGCAAAAAGGTAATAACCTGTCAGATATCCCTGACGCAGGGCAGGCACGCCAGCACCTCGGGTTGAAAGGTGCGGCGGTGCTGGACACCGGCACCACGGTCGGAACGGTTGCCGCCGGTGATGATGCACGTATCG